TGCGACCACGTTGGAACACGATGTTAGCAGATGGCTACAAACGAAACAAAATGACGGAACAAGATTATGGCTCTTTGATGGTATGGGATGATTTGGTTTTTGAGGACATATCCGAAACTAGCATCTCTGGAAACAAGAGGACATCATTGTTCTTCAAAAATGGCTACGGTATTTCCGTGGTACAAACTGCCTACACGAGAACGTGGGAAGTTGCCGTCTTGAAAGGCAATGATAAGGTATGGGATATTTGTTATAATACTCCCATAACATCCGATGTTATTGTGTGTGCTGATCCCGTTGAGGTTGAAAATATAATGATACAGATTCAGGAGTTAGAAAATGAGTAAAATAGGCGATTATAACATTTGGTTGGAAGAAAAAGGTTATCTTGTTTGGGATGAAGGAAAAGATAAATTGGTTTGGCCTGTATCATCGGTTGATCCCGACAAGGTATTTGATGAATATATGGAAGAGCAGAGGAAGAACAAAGAATAATGTTTGCTCCTTTGTCCGAATATATTGAAAAGAAACTTGAAAATGCTTTTTATAACAAGTATCGTATGTTGACTTATGAAGAATCAGAATTATGGGAAAATTATAAAGAAGAATTTGCAGATTACTTGGTTGGTCTGTATGGAAACACAAACGATAAATGGGACATATGATAAGAATACCAATTGAAGAAGAGTATGGTTGGAGGTATTGGATCTGGGAGACACCAGACACCTTTGAGAACGCTGTGGAGAGGTTCGAGGACGTTGTGAGCGACGAGAACTTCTTCTGTATGCATCCCAATAGGTTGGACATTGGTGGGAAGTGGAAGCAAGTTGAGTATGAAGAGTGGAAGAAGGTGGTTGAGGAAACAAACACTGCTGGACATTTACACGAATCGGCCAACAGTTGGATTCATGAGTTAATGGAAGAGGTTTGATTAAATACGCCCGAGTGGTGGAATTGGCAGACACGACAGACTTAAAATCTGTTGACCGAAACGGTCGTGCGGGTTCGAGTCCCGCCTTGGGTATTGCACCCGTAACTCAGTTGGATAGAGTATCGGATTTCTAATCCGGTTGTCGCAGGTTCGAGTCCTGCCGGGTGCGTTATGTTTGAACAAATAAGGTGAGATTTTACATATTTTAATAATGATTTTCTAATTCTCATAAATACATAAAGGCATTGTGAGAAATCATGATTGGCGGTGTTTGCATTGTATCCATTTGTCTGTGGGACACGGAGAAGAAAACCATGAAACTTGATTGGGATAAAATAGTATCGAACTCAGTTACCGTGCTTGTTGCATCTGTGTTCATGGGTGCAGCATTACAGTTGTGGAATGGTGTACAGACGATTGATTCACGCATTGATTCAAACTTGGTTGACATAAAAGCCACTCAGAGTATTCTTTCGCCAAAGGTGGACATGATTGAGAAACGCCTTGCAGAGATACTAAAACATCTCGATAGAGGCACTCCCGATGATGTCATCATTGAACCGTTTGAGATTGGCAGGAAGGGTTCTCTTGAACTCATTGACGATGAGAGAACTAATAATCAAATGATGCAACAAAGAGGGTTTTGATACATAGACATGTACACAAAAGGAAACCAACAATGAATCAACAAAGAGGGTTTTAAAACTAAATGAAATCATTCAATCAATTCATCACGGAAAATCAAGAATCAAACGATCTTCACAGTATGGACTACGATAAGAATCACGGTACGTCTTTTCGTTGGGCCTACACACCCGAAGATCAAGCAGGTACATTCTCTCTCGTCACACCATCGAATGGTGATGCATGGAAGAACTGGAAACCTGTTTCTTCTAAACATGCGAGTATGTTAAAAAACAAGTGGCATGAGTATAAAGAAGCAGGAACTCTTCACAAGGTTGTTGCTCCACACAAAGCAGCACAAATACAAACACACAGAATATGAAAAGATAGGGCAATATAGACTAAAAATGCACACCAAGGATGTGTAAAAGAATTATAAATATAATATCTTTATCCCCCTTGACACCCGATCTTTATTGGAGTATAATATCACCATGAAACGCACTACGAAGATGAAACGCACGACAAAGAAAAAGAACTGGAATCGAGACATATTCGGAACTCCCATCAATCGTGCCGAGACATGGGGACGAGTCCCCAAAGAAAATGACAGAAAAGAGAGCAAAGTGGCTCTTAGAAAGAATATTTAAAAAGGAAATGACTATGAGATTAGCAGACAATCAGACATTCCTACTGGGAGATTTTCTAGGTCGTTTCTTCGACGTTTTAGAAAAGGATTCTAAAGGATATATTAGTAATCGATTTTCAACCGATACTCTTGATGAGTTATGGACATTGAAAGAAGATCTTATGAATGATATCAAAACCAAAAAAGGAGAAGCAGTTGCAGCAATGTTCTAAAGTAGATATCCAAGAGTCGGAGTCGTACTACGCACTCTATGATATTATTGATGAAGACACGTTTGTTTATGAAAAACTTTTGATTATTTTTGACAACTTCCCAGATGCAAAAGATGCAACAATTTTACTTGCATCTAACGGAAAAAATGTTAAAATTCGAGAGTTCAAGACCATGATGATTAATGAAGGTCTCAATATTTTGTCCCTCTGAAAAAGGAATTTTTGTTATGAAGAATATTACAATTGATACTGATGTGATTGAAAACACCCTCCAAAATGGCGGTCGCGTGACCGTGAAGAGTCTCGCTGACAAGCACAATGTTTCTCCCCTAATTGTCCGCAATCTCCTCAATTCCATTTACGGTTCACGAATTACCTATATTCGTGGCCGAAATGGTGGTATCTCAATTACACCAATGCACGACATTTATCAGCAAACTTCCTGATAAATTATAGTGTTGGTATTTTATAGCCAGAGAAGAGTAAAATCTTCTCTGGCTATAAATATATGTGAGGATATCACATGGAAAAGCAAGAAATTATTAACATTCTTTCAGAAAGCATTTGCGAAATTGTTTTTCAGAAAGTAACAAATGGCCATTTTAGAGTAATGTATGGTACTCGAAGTCTTGTGTTCATTCCTCGCGGCGAACATGAAAGATTAATTCAGTCTGAAGCATATATCGAATCCCTTGCAGAATATAGCAAAAAAGAAGGTATAGAGAATCTAGTAATTGTTTGGGACTTCATTAACCATGACTGGAGAAGTTTCTATTCGACTACCCTCCTCTATATTGATACGAACAAAGAAAGAACTTTGATAAAACAATATGACGGCTTACGACGTAAACTGGATTCGGGGAAAGAAAATGAAGAATGAAGATTCAACAAACATAAAAGAACTAATAGAAGCAGCAGGAGCGGCAGTCATTGGTTATGAGAAATATCTTTTAAATAAAATTGACTGCAAAGATTTGGCAACTATAATGACTATATTGCGAAAATCATTACCAGAAGATTTTGATAAAAAATATAAGGACCAGACATGAAATATAGACTTCACATTGATATCCCATTGGGTGTAGATGAGGAACAAGCGATTGAACTCTCAAATAAAATTACCAATTGGTGTTTTACTTCTGAGGGTGCAATGTCAGACATGACTCGGTTTGGAATTCAACAAATAAACTATAGATTGGGATTTGATGATGACCGACAAAAATCTAATTACCTCGACAAAAACGAAAATGATCATGTAAGTAATAAGAAAATACGAGTTACCATAAAATGATATACATGGGCCGGAAGCGGATGGCATCAGCAGCAGAGTTTATACCTCTGTTTTCGTGAGTTCGAGTCTCACTCGGCCTACTTTTGGAGGGTTAAAATGACAAAAACAAAAAGTGATTACCAGTTGAATCGAGAACGAAAAAAGAAACGAAAGAGTAGAAGAGTGATTATAACCTATATTATAGGAATAATAGCCACTATTCTTATAGCATCAACATGCAGTTGGATAATTCTATAGATGAGAATAGAAGATGATATTAAACTTGATTATTCGGATGTTTTAATTCGTCCGAAAAGATCGACATTAGAATCACGAAAAGAAGTTGATTTACACCGGACGTTCAATTTTAAGAATGGTAAATCATGGACTGGTATTCCTATTGTGGCCGCCAACATGGATACAACAGGAACTATAGAAGTGGGAAAAGTTCTTTCTGAATTTAATATGCTCACATGTTTGAGTAAACACATCACTGGGATACCAGATACTGTGTCTAATTACGAAAGAAGTACAATGTCTATTTCGTTTGGGATGAACGAAGCAGATGAGAGGGTTTTATTTGGGAAGCAAACAACATTTACAGTACCGCATCATTTCTTTTGTTTGGATGTTGCAAATGGTTACTCAGAGAAATTTGTAAACTTTGTTAGAAGGGTTAGAAAGCAATGGCAGGACAAGATCATTATAGCAGGGAACGTCGTAACAGCAGAAATGACAGAAGCGTTGATCTTAGCGGGGGCGGATATAGTAAAGGTTGGTATCGGACCCGGAAGCGTATGTACAACGAGGAAGATAACAGGAGTTGGATATCCTCAACTCTCAGCAGTGATGGATTGCGCCGACGCCGCGCATGGACTGGGCGGTAAAGTAATGGCCGATGGGGGTTGCCAATCAGCAGGAGATGTAGCAAAGGCATTCGGTGCCGGAGCCGACTTCGTAATGTTGGGGGGATTGCTTGCAGGACACGACGAATGTGCAGGAGACATGGTTGCAGGGGACGATGGTACACTTTTTAAGAAGTTCTATGGTATGTCCAGTGATACTGCAATGCGGAAGCATAATGGTGGTGTGGCGACGTACAGAGCGTCTGAGGGGAAGACTGTGCAGGTGGAGTACCGTGGACCCATCAAGAATACCATCCAGCAAATTTTAGGCGGATTGAGAAGTGCTTGCACATATACAGGCGCAAAGAATCTAAAGCAACTGCCAAAATGTACTACATTTATCAGAGTTAATAGGCAGTTAAATACAATTTTTGGAAACGAATATTGACATGTTCCGAATTTGGTGTATAATTACAATATGAGCGAACGAGAACCAACAATCTATATTGCAGGACCGATGAGAGGTTTTGATGATTACAACTACCCTGCATTTGACCGGCAAGCCAGGGTCCTTGAAAAACAAGGATGGAACGTCATCAATCCAGCAGAGATGGATAGAGATGACGAAAAGCCAATTAACGGTCCTCACGAATTTGACCCAGACAACAACTACGAAGATCATGAATTCATGCGGAATGCACTAAAGCGGGATATGGTTGCTATTTGTTCTTCGTGTACTGCTATTTACATGATGAGCGATTGGGAAACTAGCCGTGGTGCAAAATGTGAATGGCATTTAGCAAAGGCGTTGGGATTGGAAATCTTCTATGAGGCTCCACTTCCAGAAACACAGAAACACTGACCCGATATGGGGTCAGTAACTCAGTTGGTAGAGTATCGGTCTTTTAAATCGGAAGTCGTGAGTTCAAATCTCACCTGACCCATTGAGACATACATAATACTGAGAACATAGTGTTCTCAAAATCACACACATCACACACAAGGAGAAATAAGATGAGTGATAATCCATATACATTGCGTTTTGAAATTTGGCGAGAAGTCAATAGTCGTTTAGTAGACAAATACTACCAAGACCACCAACTGTGGCAAGAATGGAATACGAAAGATGCTCCATATGTTGGCAATTGTCCAATAAATGAAAGACCGCAATTTCCAACCGATGATGATGTCATCACAGAAGCAACAAAGGTTTACAACTTTGTTCAAAAAAGGAACTAAAGAATGAAAAAAAATAATCTACTGTATATAATGAATCCGCAATGTGGTTGGTGTAAAAAAGCCGACCCTCTTGTTGCAGATATGAGAAAGAATGGACATTCAATAACAACTTTGGATGTGAATAATCAAGAGGACGCCAAAAGAGCCAGTGAAGTAAAAAATAAACATAATGTCCAGTGTGGCACTCCTTTGTTTATTGATGCTGAAAGTGGTAATGCGGTTTGTGGATTCCGAGAAATGGATGTTCTTGAAAAATGGGCAAAGGGCGAAAAGATTCCCGCGCCACCACAAAGAACACCTCCTCAAGCACCTCAAAATGTCCCAAATTCTATCTCAGACGTTCTTGATTTTCATAAGTTTCGACTTGAGGTTTGGCAAGAAGCAAAACAGGCTCTTTCAGAATGTTTCTATTTTCGTAAACAGACATGGCAAGAAACTGATTGTCTTGAGGAAATGCCTGTCTATCCGACAAACGAGCAAATTCGCAAAGAGGCAGATAAAATCTATAATTTTATCCAAAATAGGGGTTGACAATGTTCCAAAAGCATGTATAATACTACTTGTATATGGAGTAATCTACTATTAAAAAACATTTGAAAATCGGACAACACTTGAAATGTGGTAGACATTCAGCCATACCTTGGTGTTGTATTTTTTGGTTCGTGACATTTTGGAATTTATTTTTCATTCGTAATACCATCGTTCCCAACAGCAAGAATCACGAATTGAAAGAAAAATGGAATCGGTGGTATCTTAAATTTACATGCACACCCTCGGATGGAAATCCTCTTGGGTGGGAGTATATCCCATGTCCGTTGTGTTTGATTATGAAACGTAATGTCGGAAGACCTTTGAAGTGTAAATGTGGAGAAGAGAATGAATAAATCAAGAAAATACATTCTGGCAGAAGGCGTGAATGCCCAAAAGGGTTTAGCAGAGTCTAACCGATTCAATCGTGGTGCAAGTAGGGAAATACAACTAGTAGGCCCCGAAAGTTGAAGGTAAATGTTAAATCCTTCCCGGTATTTTAAACTTTGAGGAGGATACTCGGGTTTGAAGAATAGCATGTTGCTATTCGCCCGAGTGTCTTCCTTTTTTTTAATAAAAAACATTGACATATGATATAAGATTGTTATAATGATGTAAATATTATAGGATATATTATATGATGTCTCCTCAAGACTTAAACTTGAGTCGGTGTGATGAGTTTCGGGAAGTTCTCCCTGCACCACGATTAAATCCCTATTTTGATTAAATATCAAATCAACAAGAGTGAGGTGCCTCCTAATGATTTGTTTAACATGAAAGCACCACTAATTAGGAGTTCATCATGAACAGGACAAAGAAGCAACGAGTTATGGAGTATTTGGCAAGTGGACGAACTCTTACTGCCCCTCAGGCAAGGAGTCGTTTTGGTGTCGGAAACTTCCGTGCAACTATCTCCCACATCAAGGAGCAAGTTGAGCGTTATGGAAATTGGGAAGTTTATCGAGAACCTACCGCGACAAGCACTAGCCGTTATGGTATGGATTTTCTTGGTGAAGGTAGCAATCAGTTTGCTATCGACGCTGGTATTGTCTGAGTGTTCGGTTTCTCTTTCCCTCGAATTCCTGCCAAGAAATTGGCAGGAATTCTTTTTCTTGAATAAATACTACATGCAAATAGGAGATTTAATATGTCAGAAAATTTAGTACCCTCAGAACAGGTAATTCGCGGACTAAAAGCGAAATTAATGTATTTTACTGAAGATTGTCTCTGTACACCCATCAGCAAATGTGCATGTGATGCGATGCTCAAAGATGTTCAAGCGGCTGATGATTGGATTGGTAATTTGCCCGGATCTGAAACAACCTGTGATTGAAAGGAATTACAATGGAAATTAAAATTGTTCGACTTAATTCTGGTGAAGAAGTATTGTGCGACTGGACCAGTCCTGAAACTTCTGGCCCGAACGAATGCCATGTTCTTAAGAAGCCTCTGCTCATCATTCCAACAGGAGATGGACAAATTGGTCTGATGTCTTGGATTCCATATTCAAACATGAAAGATGATGAGGTTCATATAAAAGAATCATTTGTCGCTTTCATTGTTGATCCTGCCAAGGAATTGAAAGCAGAATATGAAAAGGCAACAAGCAAGATCATTACACCCAGTGGTCTTTCTGTCCCGAATCTCAAGATTGTTGGGAGTTGACCCATGGCAAAGAAAGATGCCACTTATGATACTCATGTCAACAACATGATCAAAGTCGGTAGTCCTCGAAGACAGAAGAAAAAGAAGGGGAATAGACCTCCCCGGACTTCTAGTTCTGGGAATGGTAGACGAATTCGTTAGTGGAGCATACATATTTAATGGACAGCATTCCAGCAATTACAGAATTTCTGTAGAGAGGATAGAAAATGGATCATTGCATTGGTGATAAAATTGTAAATTCGTCAAATTTAAAAATGGCTAATATTATTGAAATTAATCTTCAAGAAGAGAAAATTAAAATCCAATATTCAGACGGGCTTAGTGAATGGGTTGCACCAAACAAAGTGACTAATTTACTTATTGATGAAGAAGACCACAAAGGTTATTTCATTCAAGATTAATAGGAATTAGTACTCCGAACTCTCGTTGATATGGCTTTATCGGGCGTTGTTTGTGTGCGAGTTGTCACACATCGGGTGGGCATGGTCGAGGAATCGAATTACACTTATAAAAACAGTGGTTACATCCCGCCGGTCCCGTTACTTTGCTGCAAACACCAGAATCTATATTACATTGCATCCAGTCGGGCACCGAATCACATCTAAAGAAGTAATTTGCCCCACCAGTAGGATCAATGTGGGGTTTATAATTATTGATTCCTATTTTTCTGCAAAGTTCACTAGCCTTTTTCATTCGTTTTTGTTCGGCTTTAGATGTTCTTTTCTTTCTTTCATCACAATAACAATTTTTAAATCTTTCACTATTCCAACCACCGGAAAATGCTGGTGTATTTGCCTGGGCACAACTTGTTATTTCTGCGTTGCCTGGTATTGCTCCTCCAGGAACTGGATCCTTTCTTCTGTTGTACATTACCCATAGTGTCCACCACATACAAGGATCAGTTGTATTTGGATCACCTTGCGTTAGATTTGTCATATCTGCTCCACCTGCCTCAGAATACAAAAGACACTCGCAGCATTTCATTTGCTCTTCTGTAGTGCCCCCAGTAGCGGGTGGACCTGTACATCCTGTGGATCCTGTGGATTGCATCATGCTTCTGGTAGTTGTGGAAGACAGGGGTTTATATTCTCCGTGGAATTGAGTAACGCCAGATTTCAAACCGTTTGGCATATAATAAACCTTTCCATGAATTATGTGTTGCATGGAACCACTATTGTTAGGACTGGAAGCGTCAGAAGATTCCTTAGATGAATATAGAGGATAAAAGCCGGATATATTAAAAGGCTCCCGTCGCACAACATTTCCGCCTGCCATATTTCCAGTAAACGATAATGTTTGAACCAATTTATCAATAGCGTTATTTGTATTTCTAATTTGATTGGATAATGGAGATGTTTCTGCCTGCTCTATTATGTTGGACTTCTTTTTACAATTTCCGTCTGCATACCATTCCCCTTGTATATTTCTGCAAACTTCTTCAATTGAATAAAAGCAATCATCTGGTAATAATGAACTAAAACACGAACCTTCCCCTGGCATTCTTGTGGATGTTAGTGTTTTCATTTTCTTTTTGTTTTTTAATTTAACATAAATGTTGATCAGAAAGTAACCATCTGTGGTTGTTATTTCTTCCGTTATTTGATCTGTTAAAATTAATTCTTCGGAGCCATCTACCGCAATTTTATATTCATGTATTTTATACTTCGAAGTATTTGAATTGGAACCTATGATTTCAATCTCATATATGTTCTTCTCTCGATGATTTACTCCCATATTTCTGAAAGATTTTTCACTCTGAAATCCTAAAATATTTTTAATAATTGAAATCTTCTTTGTAGAAGAACCAGAAGATATTTTTATTTGTGGAATTTCATCAAAAAAAGTTGGGCTGTAGCGGACAACACCATCTGATGTTGTTATTGTCGTTTTGGGCGTAGCAATAATAATATTATCATTTTCTAGTCCGTTAAAACTAAATGTTCCAGAGAAATTTGCATTTATAGAATCTGCTTCTTCACATTCCCAATATGCATCTGTTATGGTAAACTCATCTTGAATATTGATGTTAAAGATTTTCTTAATATTTTCTAAATCATCTTTATTTTTTGAATGACTATAATCTATTATAATTTTATTTCCGTTATCATACAAAGATATACTAGGAGTAGTTTGCAACTTGAATGTTTGAGCAGAATAATCATCTACTGAGTCTAAAAACTGCACACAGGATTTTAATAAAATATTGGATCCAACTAATTCATATTTCTCTTCTGTGAGAATTTTGTTTTTTGGCTTCCGTTTCCTGTAGTTTTTTCTACTATTGTTTTGCATACAGGCTTAAGACCCTATGTAACAAACTTTTTGAATAGTTGTGTCTTCTGATCTAATATAGATTTTATTTAGATTATTGCACTCTATAAAGATAGATTCTCCTGCTTCTAACAGATATCCTTGATTCGGATTTGATATCAATTTGTTACTACCGACCAATATATGAGAAGAGTTATTTGGATGTGCTTTTAGGTGAACACCACTTTTTAATTTTGTTGATGTTCCCATCACTGAGGCTGAGGAAGACGCATCAACCAATCCACTGTATATTACGCTTGGTTTTTCAAATTCCGTTATTTTAAGTCTAGCCTTACCGGAAATTAAATCATTTCTTATTCCAGATATATTAGACGATTCTGTGCTAATGTTGCTCAAGTTGCTAATCAAAGGCTTAGATGAACTTTCGAGTGAATTTATTATATCTGTATCATTTATACTAACTTCATTCGAAACGCTGGTATTAAGAGCAGATGTTGCCGTTACTTCAATTGCACCAGAATTTTCGCCCCTGATAATTACTGGATCATACCCAGCACCGGCGGTGAAGCCTTGAATCTTTAATGGCGATTCGCTGCCATTGGTGACACCGACAGTGCTAGAAATTGTAACATCTGCTGAAATTCCAGCACCAACGACGTTCACATTAATCGCATCACCCGAAGAACCCACCGTGGTTCCGCTACCAGTAAACAATTTCGAGTAAATATACTTATCTCCATCCCAACCATAGGCTTTGACTGAATCGGCCCCAGCAGAAAGATAACGTCCACCGCTAATTTCTACAGAACCTGTGACTTCCACACTATCCGTTAGGTTGTCTAATCGTCTACCACCTGTTATAGACACAGGGACGCCAATATCCACTCCGCTGTCACCCGCTGCCGTAGGACCAGTATATCCTTGAACCAGCATAGAACCAAGTATGGATACCCCGCCAGTAACATTAACTGGAAGTCCCCCACTTATTCCGTGAATGCTTCCCGTTATTCCTATGTGAGTGTCGCCACTAGTAGATCCTGCAACAGCAACATATTGAATCCCGGTTAGCCCAGAGGAGGCATTAACAACTGAAAATGTTCCAGAACTACCAATGTGACCACTTATTTCGGTTGCACCAGATGCTCCGTAAATTGAGATGGGCAAAGGTGTGGTTTCGGTTGCTCTATATGTGGTGAGGCTGTCCCCCCAAGCAATCTTAGAGATAGGAATGTGTGCATTTGTGAGGCCAACCCCAGAAGTCTGGAAATCGGTTGCCATATTTGCGGTATTACCGCTAATATCAATAATAATGTTTGGACCTGTATCGGGCATTCATTTTCTCCAATTTAATTCTTGAATTAATTAATAAATAGTATATTATGTATCTAATAATATGTATAAGTCATTGGAGATATTAATATGATATTCGATGATTCTTTCAAAAAAGAATTCTCTAAATTAGTAGTTCAACGAGTTTTGAATGATAAATTAGAATATATGGAAACCGTCATCGAATTAGCAGAAGAATTTGAAATAGATTTAAAAATGGCTGCTAAATGCCTGAGCAAGCCTATAATCGAAAAGATCAGTAAAGAAGCACAAGATGTTAACCTTATTGATAAAACATCAAAATTACCATTTTAATGTTGACATTCGTATTTAAAGATGTATAATTATTCATAATAGTTGCGGGTAGTTCCCGTACTTAGATGTGGGGAGTTCCCACAGAAACAAAAAGGAAAAAAACATGAGTTTTTCAGATTTCAAAAAGCGTTCGTTAAATAGCATTGATGAGTTGAGCAAGAAACTCGAAGAAACCAATTCAAAAGAATCGTTTAAAGATGAACGATTCTGGCGTCCGGAATTGGATAAAGTGGGTAACGGTTATGCAGTTATTCGATTCCTCCCCACAGGCGAGGGAGAAGATGTCCCGTGGGCAAAGTATTATTCTCACGGTTTCCAAGGAAAGGGTGGTTGGTTTATTGAAAATTGCCCAACGAGTCTTGGACAGAGTTGTCCTGTTTGTGAAGCAAATAGTGAGTTATGGAACAGCGGTGTAGAATCAGATAAAGATATTGCACGAAACCGAAAGAGACGATTACATTATGTGTCTAACATTTTTGTCGTAAGTGATCCAGCAAACCCAGAAAACGAAGGAAAGATTTTCCTTTTGAAATATGGTAAAAAGATCTTTGATAAAATTCAGGAAGCCATGCAACCTGAGTTTGAAGATGAAGATCCCATCAATCCGTTTGATTTTTGGCAAGGTGCAAATTTCAAGATGAAGGTGCGTAAAGTTGCTGGTTTTGTCAACTATGATAAAAGTGAATTTGCAGACCCTTCTGCTCTTCTTGATGGTGATGATGAAGCCCTTGAAGCACTTTGGAAGAAGCAATATCCATTGCTTCCCTTCGTCGAACCGGGTGCATATAAGTCACATAAGGAGTTAAAGACAAAGTTGGATAGGGTAGTGGGTGATGATATTCGTTCTATTGAACATAAAACCCAAACACTCGATTCATCTCCTCCTGATTCAAACGAAAGCAAAAATACCACCGAAGACAGCGATGGTGAAAATATGGATGCTCTTTCTTACTTTGAGAAGTTGGCAGGCGACTGATTGAACTATTAAATATTGATTGTCTATGAAATAAAAAGGGATCCTAGTGATCCCTTTTTATTATCCTATTTTACTTCTCCAAGATGGCAAAGAAGTTTTCATGAGTACGCTAAGAGTCAGAGAATTTATTCCCGCAGATGAACTTGATGCTCCACCCCCCGGCGAAGGTTGTGTTGGAATTGGCATACTCATACCCGGCGACAACTGGTTTTCGCTAGTTGGTACATTTTCGAACCCAGACATTGTGCCTTGCTGGGCCATTTTTAATGCTGTGTTTTGATGCACTAATTCTATTGTTTTCTTTAAAAATGTCTCATGCACCTTTTCAATTTTAATGTTGCTTTTTATTGTGCTATTGGTGTTTATCTCATCAAGTGGAATTATTGCTTCGGGTCCGCTTTCCCCAACAACAACTTTAGTTGGTTTCTGTACGATTCCACCATCTTCTAATCCTGGTAAAATTTCATATGATGAATTATTCTTGCTGAGAAACTTCACCATATTGATTTTTTTGTTTCTTTTATTGAATATACTTCTATTGTTGTTTTTTACATTGGCTGAATTTACATTGTAGTTGTGATCTTCGTTAAACGTGTTCTTGTTTGTGGTGTCTGTTGTGTATTTTTCTTCATTGAATATATTCTTGTTTGTGTTATCTGTTGCATCTGTTGTGTGTGTTGTGTTATCGACATCAGTAATACGAATATCTTTTAAATCGTTTTTTGTTTCAATGAAATTTATATCATTAGTTGTTGTGTGTGCATTTACATCATCTTTTCGATTATTATTTAAAACACTATTGAAGTTTATTTTATTTTCTGTTTCTATATTAATGGGAGCCTGTTTGTTGTTTTCGTGGATGAAAATACTCGGACTGTTGGTGTGATAATAGTTTTGTATCTTTTTATTTAACGTTGTGTTTTCATGTATTTGAGATTTGTTTGTTGTTTTATTATTAACTTTGTTCACAAAGAGTTTTAAAATTTTAGACAATTTATCGCTAAGATCAGAAATGTTTATTGCTGGTTCTTTTACTGATTTTTCATTCTTTGGTTTTTCTTCTGGTGGAATTTCCTTTTCCGCCTTTGGAATATCATAATTTCTTGAATCGTCCTTATGTATCTGTGGAGAATCAGATTTATTTTTTTCTTGTGGAATATCCAATGCGTCTAGTAGTAGATTTCTTTTGTTTGGTTTTTCTTTCATATTTTTCTCGTTTATTGTCTAATGTTCTTTTCTAGAATTTTCTTATTCTCGGTATCTATATGTTCCCTCAATAGTGCCACATAAATATCTCTTTCCCATGGTATCATTTGTTCTAATTCAGTTAAGTTATATTTGTGATGTTGCATCAACTGAAAATTTAAAGTAAAATAATCAAAAAGAGAGATGTGACTGAGGGCTATAGAAAAAAATCTCCGAGTCCACTAAACATTATCCTCCTTTCAACACCATCTGATGTTGTGTATTTCTCTTCGTGCTCAATTCTCGGTGATGTTTCTAGGAATTGCATTAATTTTGTAAATTGTTCATTTGTTAAATGATCTACAAATTCTTTAATTTCTTCGGGGGAAAAATCGTTTGTGCTAAAGGATTCTTTTTTGTTGGAAATAGATTCAATGCAAAATGCTATCGTGTCGTAAATATTTTCTTCTTCTGATTCGTTATTTAGAATCATACTAATAGTTGGATACTTCATTTTTACATATACATTTTCTGATATCTTTATATCAGCAGTATGATTTTTAGGAAATTTAACATTAATTGATGTTAAATTTATAGATGTACTAATGTGCTCTCCCGTTTCTGGACATGTAAATGTGGGAAAAACAACTTCTCCTACAGACTTTGCTCGTAATTGAATAAAAATATATTCAACGTCAAATAAAGGCATGTCCTGAACATTTTCTATTCCCTCTACGCACGATTCCACCACATCTCTTATGGCGGAATACATTTCATGTAAATTTCCACCATCTTGGGATATTAAAAGTATTTTCTCTTCCTTGACTAGAAATGGTCTGAAGTTAAACTTTTCTTTTGATGACGGAAGGGCCAATTCATATTTTGGTGTTTCTTTAATTAAAATAGATGACAAAGACATAGACAAAAATCTCCTTATTAATCGGTTAAATACTCTCGGAAAGCCATCAATACCATCACACTAGAATATATGTTCTGGAGATTTTGACCCATTTCTATGGGTAAAATGTTTATAGGATATGCTTCATATAGAGTTATTATGGTTGCAGTTTCATCATTAATTGTTTGAGGTATTAGTTTTACGATACTGTCGCTTATTGTTCCTTCGTATGGTGCTCTTGCAAACCATTTACCATCTTTAGGAAATACTAATTTATTCATCCAATCTTCAAAATATTTTCGAATTCCCCATTTTCCTTGTAAAGGAATTGTTAATACGGCTTCATATTCATACGTTCTGGCATGAGGAATTTTTCTAACAGGTCCCCAAATTTCATCTACACTGAATTCTAAATTTCTTCCTGGAAGAATAATACTTTCGGCATATAGATCCGTTCTTGGGGGCAAATCTAAATCCATGCCTGGATATATGTTAAGTTTATATCTTGATGCAAGTTGTAGATCTCTCAAAAAACGTTGCCGAAAATCTGATATGTTTGAACTCATGTGTGGTCCCCATTCCTATTATTTAGGGCAGAATGCTATCTTCTGTTAAAATAATAAATCGCCATCCTCTTTTTTTACAAAACTCCTTGGCAGATTCCCATTTTGCTTCATTTACTGAATATGTGAGACATTCTCGTAGGTAAGATCTGGTGATTCTTTTTTTGCGGTTTGGTGGTTTTGTTTGTTTTTTCGGTTTCACTTCAACTACAATTGTTTCTATTAAATTTTTGTTTCTTTTTTCCACAATAAAATCTGGAAAATATCTATGAATTTTATTATCTTTAGGTGAAAGATATGGAATTGTTATTTCCTCAGAACCCCATCTCATAATATTTACATTTTCGTCTAAATATCTACAAACTCTTCTTTCCCATAGAGAACGACAAATGATATTTGATGGGTTTCCTATGTATTTTGATTTGTTTGTTGGATTATATCTTGTTTTATATGCCATATAATAATATATATATTGGAGGTAACCTAAATATGGCCAATTTACAATATCCAAATTCATATACAGAAACTGAAGTGCCTCTTTGGGTCACTTTTAAGAATGTGCCATATACGGGGATAATGGCCGCAAGAGGTGTGGCCGAGGACGTGCTTGAGAATGTTGAAGGCTTTCCGAATCATCGAATAAGAATTAATATGCCAAAAGAATATGCGATATCTGATAGAAGTCAGTATTCTATGGGAAACAGTCCCCTGATGAGCACGACCGCGGCTTTAAAGAATGTTATAAATAGTAAACTTCCGGTTTGGGTGACTAAACTTATAATGGGTGGTGTTAAAGCCTCGGGGATTGTGATGCCTCAATCGCAAGATGCAATTTTTAAAGGTTCAGATATTAGAAAATTTCATTTTAATTTTGATATGGTCCCCAAAGATGTAAACGAAGCAAAAGAAATAACAAAAATATGTGATGCATTTAGGCAAAGTGTGTATCAAATGACCGCTGGTATGGCGGTCGTAGCCGGTGCGATGCACCCCATGTTGTGGATAATACAAGTTGAAAATGAGGGTGGTTCTGTGAATGAGGATTGGGATTTATCTTTTCAGCCCGCTGTGTTAGCAGAATGTCTAATTGACAGAGAACCCCATGGTCCCAGAGCAATGTCAGGCGAAGGTGGAGAAGGTTTTTACCCACATGCGACAAAACTAACATTGGTGTTTTATGAATTAGAACCTAATTATTTTGACGCCTCGAAGCCTGGCGGTGGGAAAGTAGTATCTCGTTCCGTTGCATTCGTTCCCACCATGATACAAGATTTACTAAAATGAGGATAAAGTAATATGTTTTTTGAAATGTTTCCCTCTATAAAGAATTATGATTTAAGCGGTTTAACCGGTGGGTTTTCTGTGGACCTTTGTGATGTTTTTAGAAGAATAAAATTTTCAAAAAAGACATTATCGAACCAAAAAATCTTTATTGAATATAATGTAAGGGACGGGAATGACCCAGAAGATATTGCACTAAAATTTTATGGTTCGCAAAAATGGTCTTGGTTGGTGTTGTTTTCCAACAACTATATGGATCCTATATCTGAATGGCCTAAGAACTCTAGTGAAATTCAAAGATTTTTAAAGAATTCAGGAAAAAGTTATTTCACTTATGATGATAAAAATTTTAAAAGTGGAGACATACTAGCACAAGGCAGCACATGTGATAATGGAACCGAAGGATGTCCAGATGGAATTACTTCTAGTATGTTAAATTACGCTATAGTAGATAAGTGGGATCCTGATTTGTATAAATTGTCTTCATCTAGGATTGTTGGTTCTTTGAAGGAAGATGATCATTTTGTAGCATTACGAAAAAACACTTCTGGAGAATATGATATAGTGACAGGTCATACTAATTGTTTTTCAGATAATAGATTGTCTAAAGTAGAAAAAACCCTCAATTATGATGTAAGTGCAAGTCGATTCTTTAATGGCGTTAACGAGATTAGTCCATTTGCAGATGTTACTAATTTTGAAAATTATGATTGGCCAACCAATGGATTGTGTAATGCCACAGACAGTGTTCTTTATAATTACATAAATAATGATGAATCTGCATATGAAGTTGTTACGGAACTTGAAGACATATACAGAAACAATGACATGAAAAGAAATATACAATTAATTCATCCCGCATTGAAGGAGATGATTTTCAAGGAAATAAAAATTTTAATTGGCAATTCTAATAGTTCG